GCGAAGCTGTAGGCAGTTGATTGGTACGTGTCGTTTTTATCGAGTAGGGTCATGCCCTCGTTGGTCTGCAGCTGGCGCATCATCTCGAATTGCGCGAGCAATCCTGCCTGAGCTGCTCCGCCTGCAGCGATGATCTCGCGCAGTCCCTCGATGCCGACCGTGCGAAGGTTTGCGCGATCGATGAGAGAGGCCGAGCTCATGGTGGCGTTGTCGAACGCAATCAGGCGATCCCAGAGGCGCTCGAGTACCGACTCGCCCCACATCATTTCCGTGATCGCTTGGAAGTACGGAAGCTCGATGCCGATGAACCGGATGCATCGTGAGTGATGGACTTTGATCTGGCCCGTTGCAGTTTTGGAGTTAGGTTCAAGCTGCGTCGGGTTGTTTACGATCTGATAGTACTTAGGCAAACCCATCTCAGGACCTGAGTCGATTACGTCCTGCAGAACCGGATTGAGCGCCCAGCGATCGTACACGACGACGCCCTGGAACTGGTCCTTCGTGATGCTCTCGATGTTGAGCGGCGTATCGAGCTTTTGACCCTTGATCTGAATCACACCAAGTGCGCCGCCGTAGAGCCTGCCCCATTTCGCAAGCGAGCAGAGCGATTGCCAGATCTGGAGGCGCGACATTGCGCTCTGAAGATCGGCTATGTCTTTTTTCGACTCATTCGTCGTGATCGTAATTCCGTCTCGGGTCATGTCCTCGGCGATCGAGTCGATCACGCGGCCGACGATCCAGGATCCCCGGTAAGCGGCCTCGAGCATGATGCGATTGCGGGTGATGAGATTGAACTCGTAGGTGCCGCCTGATAGGGCGTTGTCGTTGTTGAGGCCTAGGCGCGAGACGAAGTTATCAAACCCGTCCATCGTGAAATGCTTGGCAAGGGTTGCCTTGTCGGTAGTTCGGAAGACCTGCATGGCGTCGACTCGGATCGGCGCGGGCTTTGCGGCGTCAGCGACTGTGGTCGCGACGATCGCTTCGGCTTTGCGTTGCTTACGATTTTTTCGACTCAAAGTGATCTCCCTCTAGGCTCGACCGGCGAGTGCTGCCCATTGCTTGAGTTTATTTCCAGACTGTAGCATGTCGGCCACGGCGTCAACAAATGGATCGACCTGGTCGTCAAAGTCGTGAGAGTCGTCGGCCGTAAAAGCCTCACACTCAGCAATGAAATCATTCGTGAACGGAGCTTCCTCAGGCACGCAGACTTGTCTTGCTTCGACATAGGGGAGAGCGTCCATCACGCGTGTAAGTTTGTCTCGGTCGCGCTCGATCCCCTCGATCGGGATGTTGTAGGGCGGGAGCCTGAGCGTCTGCACCAGTCCGGTGCCTGAGCTCTTGTCCTCGACTTTCATTTTGCGGACTTGCCCGAACAGATGAACGTCGCGCGCTTTACACTTCGCCCAGAAAGCGATCGCTCGTCTCTGGAGCTCGGGCGCTTCCCACTTACCTCGGATGAGGTCGAGCAGGTAGATCCGACCGTCCTCTCCCATGCCCCATTCCTCGAAGACGCTAAAGTCGTTTCGCTCTTTGGTTTTTTGGGCGGTATCGGCAAAGACGAGTCTCCAGAGGATTTTGGGCAGCGTCGTGTAGCGAACGAAGTGCTCGCCCCGGATGATGTTGCCTCCGAGGGCAACGGGCGACTGCTGGTATTGACTGGTGAAGACGTGACGGGAGATCCGGGCGCCGCCTTGGTCGGTCCCGTCGCCCCGCGCCATAGCAAGTAGTTGAGCAATCGGCTCCTTGTACGGCCAGTAAGAGAAATAGCCGTCGATGACCTCTGAGCGGTCTACGAGGTCGCGATACTTTGGCTTGAGAGCGATTACGTCGGCCTCAGTGAGCATCGCAGGGAGCTTGAGGTGCGTCCACTTCCCCTGAAGGTTGCCGGCTCGTATAAAGCCTGCAGGGTCCCTCTCAGCGAGTCGTTGCATGACGAGGATGATCGGCGTTTTCGGGTTCGCTTTTCGACTCTTAACCGTCGTTAACAATTTTCGGTTAGCCGCGTCAAGTTTCACTCTCGAGAAGGCGTCCTCGGGCTTGATCGGATCGTCGATCAAGATGGCTCCCTGAAAGCCGTCGGCCATGTGACCGGCTCGAAACCCGGTGACCTGGCCGCCCAGGGCGGTCGCGTACACGCCACCAGCGGGGTGGCCGTCCACCAGCACGGTCCATCGCTTCTTCGCCTTTGCGTCGTCCGCGATCTTGAGCGGCCAGAATGCCTGATACTCGTCGCTCATGACGATCTCGCGCGCCGTCGAGGAGTTAAGCGACGCCAGCGTGTCGGATCCGGACAGATGCAGGAAGCGAGCGCGGGGATTGATCGCAAGCCCTCGCGCAATCATGTTGATCACGACGAGCTCCGTCTTTGACGAGCCCGGCGCAACTTCGACCAAGAGGTTTTCGATCTTACCCGCCATCACGGCGTCGATCGCGTCAGCGATCATCTGGTGATGCCAGTTCACTCGGAATTTAATACCCTGCCGGCTTTTAAAAAAGAATCGCGAGAAGAACAGATGACTCTTCTCGCATTTAAGTTTTGCAGCTTTTAGGTAGAGCTCCTGTTCGCTATCTGGGAGTAGCGCCTCAGAAGTCGGACTCAAGTTTTTCAAGCACAGCCTTCAGCTTCTTCTCGTCGATCGGAGCGTTGAGATTGGCATTCAGATTCTTCGAGTTGATGTTGAGCTCGTCGGGGATCTTGCCTACGATCCGCTCGGCGATCCTTTCGATTGTAGCATAGTCGCCGGCCTTGAGTGCTTTTGCGAACGCGATCGCGATCCCTGCTTGAAGCGCTGAGGACTTAGGGTTGTCCGCGATCGCCTTCAGATTATCGAGGTTCCCGGTACAGACCTCCTCGATGACGTCGCGATAGGTTTGGATCGTGAGGTTTTTCAAAGCTCGCTGGATCGGATTAAGCGGCGGCCGACCTTTCGGATTACCGGAAACGCCGGGCTTGAACTTGTAAGGCTCCGCAGCTTTTGGAAGCGAGTGCTTCTTTTTCATGCAAGGGCGTCCTGTTTGCTATCCTGTTTTGCAGGTTTTTTGAGCAGAGGCTTATCCTTTGCGGTCGCAATGAGCTTGGCTTTCTTGCCCGTATACTTCTCCCAGCGCTCCACAATGACGTCGCAGTAAGCCGGATCGAGTTCCATCATGAAGCAGTTGCGATCGATCTTCTCAGACGCGATCAGAGTCGTGCCGCTCCCGCCAAATAGATCGAGCACGTTGTCGCCAACCTTTGAGCTGTTCTCGAGGCAGTACTGAACGAGCTCGACGGGTTTCATCGTCGGATGCTCTCCGTTTCGGCTAGGCTTTGCGAACTCGAGTACCGTCGTTTGTTTGCGGTCCGAGTACCAGCTATGCGCTGCTCCCTCTTTCCAGCCGTAGAGGATCGGCTCGTGGATCCAGTGGTAATCCTGCCGGCCCATGACGAGCGAGCTCTTCTTCCAGATCAAGCACTGCTTGATGCTCCAGCCCGCGTCCTTTGCGGCGCCTCGGAAGTTGTAGCCCTCGGAGTCCGCGTGCGCGACGTAGATCCCGCATCCGGGTCTGGCGTGCTCGAGAGCTCGCGTGAATACTTTGAAAAGAAACTCTCTAAACTTATCGTCGGGCATCTTGTCGTTCATGACGACCAGGCCGTCGGTCCGTCGATTGCGAGCTCGCGCCTGCTCGGGCGTCTCCATGCCAAGCGCAACGTTGTAGGGCGGATCCGTCCAGAAGAGATCGATCATCGAGTCTTTCATGAGACGCGCGACTTGTTTCTCGTTCGTCGAGTCTCCGCACATCAACCGATGGTTTCCGAGACGGTAGATATCGCCTGGCTTCGTGCGAGGCGGAGCCTTCTCGGGTACGTCGTCCTCGTCGACTCCCGTCGCGCCCACGCGCGTGTGCTCGCGAACGACGATGCCCTCGAACTGTTCCTCGAGCTCGTCCTCGTCGAACATCGTGAGATCCATATCGAAGTCGACGTCGAAGCTCGAGAGCTCCTTGATCCACTCGCCGAGCTCTGGGAGGTCCCAGGATCCTGCGCCCTTATTGGCAGCGATGTTGGCTGCCATCTCCTTGTGCTTATCCCACGAGACCTCTCGGTAAGAGAAGCGCTCGCCGTCGAGCAGCACGTAGCCCTCAGCAACAGTGCCCGTCTTTGTGGGGCGCGAGTAAGTCTTCGTGATCGTAACAGGCGTATCGGCATCGAGGTGTTTCGCTCGTTGATGGCCACCAACGAGCTGCCCCGACTTGCGGTTGAAAACGATACCCGATAGATCGCCGAACTCGATGAGCGCTTTTTTGAGCTGCTTGAGCTTTTGATCGGAAATGGTTCTAGGATTTTTTGGATGGGGAGCGAGATCTTTTACGCGCATGAGATCAAAGCTCGCACGAGAGGAAGAGGCGGGTCAATACTTTTGA